ACGCAGTCCATAACGACTAGTCCGTATCCTTGACCCATTTCCCTTATCCCTTTTCCGCCGGGGTTCATCGCCCCCTTAGGGCGACACGTTGATTAAAACATGCGGGATCCTTCCCGCGCAACCGTTAGGAGCAAAACGCTAATGACCTTTCTCGACCGTAACCGCGCACGCCTGTACGCCGCTGTAGCGGCCCTACTCCCCCTAGTCGCGTTCTACTTCCACAACCTCCCCACGGGTCTTGTCCTAGGGGCCGTGGCAGGCGTCCTAGGCGTCAACGTGGACTCTGCAACCGTGCCGGTTACCGAGCACGACACTAAGGTCCTGGAGGCCCTTTACACTGATGTCCCCTCGGGTGAGTAAGTAAGTATGTATCTAACCCCCTAAACGACTAAGGCCCCCGCCATTATGGCGGGGGCCTTTTTCTCGTTTCCGGCCTAGCTTTAGCCCTTTACGGGCATGAGGTCATCAACGGAAACGTTGTGCGCTTCCGCGTAAGACTGCTTAATGTCCATGGGGATCCGGCCCCGGTCTCCCACCTCGTAGCCCTCTCCGATAGCCCACTGGCGAACCATGTTCAGGTTGTGGCCGGTGTTCCGTCGGGGGCCCCTCGGCGCGGCCGTCTGCGTACGGATAGGCGCGGTGTTCCGGGCACGGGCCGGAGTGGCAACCTGGGGTTCGTCGACGGCCGCGCAAGCAATGTACTTAGCGAACATTTCCCGGAAACCGTTCGCCTGATCCTTAGACGTTTCCAGCTTAAACGCCACACCGTCAAGGGAGAATCGAACAATGTCCGAGTCTTCTTCGGGGATAACGTCGCCGGTAACGTCGTCGATAACCTCTACCAGCTCAATAATCTTGCGCGCCATGACCGGGTTTCCTTTTCCTTGATTTCCGCCGGGTGTCAGGAGCGGGGGCCTTTCGGCCCCCGTTCCCTTCTGCTTAGGATTATGCCCTAACCCTTAGGGTTAGCGCAACCCCCCTTTAGGGGTTTTACTCGACTCCGAGAATCTCACCGATTCGCGTGGACTTGTCCATCCAGTAGCGGTAAGCGTTGGACTCCTCCGCGTCGCCCTTAGGGCGGTTAGCCACCGCGATTTTGGTCCAGTTCTCGAACGCCACCCAGGGGTCACCGTTCAGGCTGAATTCAGCCTTAGCGCGCTCTTCCGGGGAAGGGTCGTCCTCTTCCTCGTCCTCCGGGGCCTCCTCCGGGGCCTCCTCCGGGGCCTCCGGAGCGTCCTCCGGGACCTCCTCGGTCTCCGGGTCGGGGGTCGTGTCCGTAGGGGCCTCCAGGGCCTCCGCCATGAGGATCAACTCCGCTTCAACCTCGGTGACACAGTTAGCGCAAGCCTTGATTTCCGCTGCCTCTGCCCAGTTCAGTACGGGAAAGCCGTTGAAGTCTCGCGCCGCAGCGCGCTTAACGGTGTTGCACTTTTCCGCGTCATCCTTGTGGTGCACGGCTTGCCGGTTAGCCGCACTGAAAAGCTTAGACTCAGACACGTTGTATCCCTTTCCGCTGGCTTGTGATTCAGACTTTAGCGGGTTAGTGCCGTTCGGGTCAACCCACCCGACCGTTTCCCGGAACCATTCCAGAGCAACGCCGTAATCCGCGTTGTCGATTTCCTTACCGGTCAATTCCGTGTGGTCACCCAACCACAGTCGCGCGGCTGTCGCGTACTCTTCCACGGATCCCATGGGGAGCCGTTCCCCCGCCTGAATGTGCATGTCGGTTTCGGTTCCCAGGGCCCGCATTACCGCGCGAGTCTCGGCACTCTCGCCGGTAATACGCTCAATGTCGTTGTCGTCCATTTCGTTTCCTTCCGCCGGGGTGTGGTTAGAGGTTACAGGGTTAGCGGCCTCTATGTCTATACCCGCCATAATGGCTTTGTGGGTTATCGCTACCGCTTCCGTAATGCGCTCACGGTGCCCGTGGTCCTCCGGGCGGTAACCGTCCCCCAGGCTTTCGAACGCGTTAGCCAGCATGACGTTTTCCCGCTTATTGTCGCCATAGTAGTTAAGGGCGATAGGCATAAGGTCCTTAAAGACCCTTATCCGCCATTGTCCCTCGTGCTCTTCAACGTAGTAAGAGTGAGTTTCCCCGTAAGCGTGATACTGGCCCGCTTCAATCCGCTTCCACTTGAGCACCGTTGCCACGGTTAGCCCCTCCCCTTTGTCGTTGACCTAAGTAAAGCACACCCGTTAGGGGTGTGCAACCCCTAAGGGCCCCCTTTCGGGGGCCCTGGTCCTTAGGAGGCCCAACGGTTACCGTGATTCTTCCCGCCGCACTGGCAGTCGCAAGCGGCGCTCTTAGCGTTCGTGCAGCGGCCGTCACAAACCTTTTCCGGGTTGTACGAGCCCTTAAGGTGCTTACCGGCCATAGGGCCGTGCGCCTCGCAGGAGGCCCCGTTAGCGGCGTACAGGAGGCGCATTGCCTCCTGTACCTCCGGGGTGCCACCAAACACCCAGACGTGAATGTCGTGAGACTTACCCCAAAGGGGCGCGTATTCGCCGGTAAGGAACGGCTTACCACGGTGGGCCTCAAGGTCGGTAACCGCGTGAGACTTGCAACCCTTAGTGGTGCACTTCCAAAAAACCCGGACGGTTTCCATTGCCTTGCCTCCGCTAACCCGTTGCCCTTGCGATGTCTCCATTAAAGCACACCCGTTAGGGGTGTGCAAGCCACCTTAGGGCCCTTAGCTATTACGGCGTAATAATCCCGCACCCCTTAGGGGTAGGTGGTTAGAGGTATGGACAAAAGGGGCAAAAGGGACATTTCGGACATAGGGGGTTTTATCATGATATTAGTCGCGCAGGGCGACATGACCGATTGGTCCTTTATGTCATGATTTATCATCATAAGATATGCCATAGTGGACATTTCCGACTTAAGGGACATTTCCGACATTTCGGGTATGTCAGACATTAGCGACATGTCCGATTAAGGGCAAAAGAAAGACCCCCCTTCCGGGGGGCCCTTTCCTAGAAGCCTCGCGCTTCCAGCTTCCGCCTGCCTTCCATCACTGCCGGGCTCACCGGCTCAAAGTCCCCCGTGTACCCGCTGCGAGGCTTGGCCTCCTGGGTGGCCATCCAGGCGATTGCGTCCAGTTCCATCTTCAGGTACGGGGCGCCCTGTACGCGGGCCCCCCAGGGGGTCTTAGCCTCCGTGGCGTTCCACGTAACCGCCGTGTCCTTCGCGATCAGGGCCCAAGAGTAAGTTCCGTTAGCTTCCTTGCGGGTCTTAAGCTTCGCGTTCATGCTTCCCTTTCCTCGGGGGCCCTTCCCCCTTTCGATGTCTTAATTATGGCACACCCTATGGGTGTGTGCAACCCCTAATCCCGGTAACTTTAAGTGATTAGGCATGTCTAATATTTCGCCCAATGGGCGCCATGAGATGATAAATACCCCGTCGTCCACTATATGATGATAAAACCCCCTAATCGGACATTAGGGACATTAGGGGCAAGTCCGATTTGTGGCTTTTGTCCATTCCTGGAGGCCAAAGGAAAAGGGGCCCCTTTCGGGGCCCCCGTTCCCTTTCCGGCTTAGTCTTGGTCGGTGACCTGAATCATGATCTCCGCCGCCTTAAGGCGGTTGATCCGGGTAGTGGAGATGACCTCCCCATCCGCATCCCTGACGATTACCTCATACTCATCACCCATGAAAATCATTTCGATTTTCTGACCACTCCGGGCACTGAAAGTAGGCATTTGCCGGATCCCTCTTGAGTTGTTACCCGCCGTGCTCGGCGTTAGGACTATTAAAGCACACCCTTGGGGTGTGTGCATAGCCCTAACCTCAAGAGTTTTGGAGTTCTTCCAAATGGGTCATAATCGCTTCCATTACGGCCAATTCGTTAGGACACCCTACGGCCGTCCAGTCGCCGCCGCTAACGGCGTACGACCCGTCATCCAGCTTTAGCGACTGAAAGTCAATGCCGTTAACGGTGGTCCTAAACGTGTCCCCCGGCGCCGCGTACTGAAATGGGTTGTACCCGTCCATGCGTCCCCTGCCTCCCTACGGCCCTCCAGGGCCTCCCTGCGCCCCTCACGGTACAGGCTCGGCCTCCTCGTGCCCAGACATGCCAGAGGGCCCCCGTAGGGGCCCTCGTGGTCCACGCTCCTAGTCGCCCTGGGGGCCGTAATCGTTCACGAGGTAGTTACCGGCCTCCTCGGCCCAGTAGAGGGCCGCGTCGTAACAGTCCTGGCAGGGAACCTCTACGGTGCACGTGTAGTGGCCTCCAGGGGCTTTCTCAAGGCAGTGCACGCACCGCGCAACCGGGGTGCCTGCGTCATGCCAGAGAACCGTGTCCATCATGGCTAATCCCTTTCCGCTGGAGACGGGGCCCTAATCCCGCCCGATGGGTTAATTAAAGCACACCCGCTAGGGGTGTGCAACCCTAAGAGTAGAGGTAAATGGGGAACCGGTAACGGTAGAAAACCATGAGCCCGTAGATAGCAAACGTCACAATGGCGGTAACGCTTGCCCGTACCAGTATACCCTTAACCGTTTCTCGCACTGCCCTAACCCCTCCGCTTTCGTCGCTAAGGCCATTAAAGCACACCCTAAGGGGGTGTGCAATACCTAATCCCGGAAACGCCAAAGGGCCCCCGGAGAGGCCCTAAAGGGGGGATGCGCCTTAGCAGGCGTAAGCCATCTCTCGCCATCCGTCGAGACGCTCACGCGTCGACGGGGCCGCGTAAAACGGCACGTCGCGGCTCTGGTCCTCGTTGTCGTAGTAGTAAACGACGTGCTCAACGGTAATGGAGTCGTACTTAAAGCAGTCCGAAACGTGCATGTCCCAGGCAGTGTCCATGCCCTCGTAAACGTCCGAGAAACGGAGGTTAAAAGAGCCCTCACCGTAAACGGTGAACGCGCCCTCACCGGACATGCCCAGCGTGTTAGCGGTGGCAGTGATCTCAATGTAGGCGAGAACGAACATTGGGGGCCCCTTAAGGGTTGGTGGGGGACCGCCCTGTCGGCCCCGCCGTTAGGACTATTAAAGCACACACCCTAGGGGTGTGCAACACCCTTAAGGGGTTTACCCTAATGTCCGTTTAGGGTTAGCTTAAGGCCATAAATCCCGACATGGGCTAAGGGCCCCCTTTCGGAGGCCCTATTACGCCGTAATAACCAACCGCTAAACGTACCCGTCCGCGCCCTCTTCCCCAACCCAGTAGAACACGGTCGACGGCCGCCCCATGTCGTTACGCCTTAGCTTGGAATCGACGGGCAAGCCGTCCATCATCGCATCAATTTCCGGCCTAGGCTTACCCTTACCGACGATATCCCTAATTTCGCTAATGCTTAGACCGTCATCCCCGGCCTGATACAGGGCCCTTGCGAGAGGGTTAGTGGCTGGAGGAGCCTCCGAACGGCTATAGGCAGACTTTAGCGTGTACTCCGCGCTTTCCATGCTGTATCGGAAGAGTGCGTCTGCCGCCTTAAGGTCCCTTACCCCAATCTGTTTCCGGCCGTCCGCAATCGCGTACAGGGCCGCAAGCCTAAGCGTGTACGGGGCCCTACGGGCCGTAAACTGGGCTAGCGTCTCATCCTCCGGATTCTCCCTTGCAATAGCCTCATACATGTAATCGGCCCAATACTCTCCCGCATCCTTAGTGCGGGTAATCAGGAAATCGTCTCCCTGATTGAACCATGCCGCATTGAAGGCTAGTTCTTTAGCGCAAGCCTTTAGTTCTTTCATGTCCACATCGCCCCCGTCGGGCAAACTCTGGACCTGATGAACGTGGAGGATGAGATAGCGGTTATAGCTACCTCCGGCAAGTTCCTTAGCGCGCATCATGTCCCGGAACTCTCCGGGACTAATGTGTCCCAAAACGGCGATGTGAGGGCGGGTAGCGGTCATGCTGCCTTTTTTGGTTCGTGTCTTAAGGTCGTCTCCGTCCCACGCTTGACGGAGGACACCGGAAAGGGAGCCGCTCCTCGCGGAACGAGTCATGAGGTTAGCGTACTCCGATTCGATCACAAACCGCCGTTGGTTTCCAATCAGATCAGGGTCAACGCTAACCGGGGTACCGGTTAGGGCTGTAATGCTTTCCACTAGGTCCAAATCTTCCGGAGTAGGATCCTCCACTTCCTTAATGAGTCCCTCACCCGACGAAATACCGCTAACGGTGTTCGTCTTGAAAAAGTCGTCATCCGCCAACCGCAGTAGCGCTTTAGCGGCACTAGTGGCCGAGCCTTTCCGGCCATCCGAGGTACGCCCCAACAAAAGGGCCCAAACTAGGGCAGGGTGGTTATCCAGGGCAGAAATCTTGACTCGCGCTTGCGGGCCGACCAGGGCCGAGAAACCGACTAGGAGGCTCCCTAGGATCCCTACGGGGTCCCCCTCGGTCCCCGGGGCCAGCGTGCGAACGGTGCGCCCCAAGAGGCCGCTGTAAACGGTGTCCTTCGGCTGCGGCCGCTCCGTGACGACTGCCACGTGATCACTCCCCTAGTGAGTAAGTATGTATGTAGCTATGTGCTGCGCTGGATAGATACTTACTTACTTACCTACGCCGCGTCAAGTCGCTTCCGCGCATGGGGAGTTGAGACTCCCCGAGGTGAGGCTTAGGCCAGTACTTGCACACCCCTAAGGTGTGTGCTTCACTAGGGGTGTTGGAAGGGGCGGGGCCAATTAGGGGGCCCTAAACCCAGCCATGCGCTTAGGAAGTGACTTTATGGGTGACTCTTGCATTGTCCGCACGTCTAAGCGGGCAAAGGCTAACCGCAGTGAGTTTGTGGAAACAGTCCAGGGTGAGGCCGCAGCTTGGAACCGCGTCCACTACTGGGCTAAATATTTCACCGATGCTGGCTTTGGTAGCCGTTTCGGTTTTTATCAAGAGCACACGGGCTACGGGTATTACGCGATTTACCAGGTAGACCGTTCCATCGAGCCTAAGACACTTGCGGCGTAACTCGACGTGACGAAAACCCCCCGGCATTGAGCCGGGGGGTTTCTTTACGTTAGGGACATGAGTCCTTCTGGGCTATCCCACACAATGCGGGTAACGCCAGACTTCCAAATCGCTGCCTCGCATTCGCCGCACGGGGCCCTAGTTATGTACAGGGTTGCCTTAATGGTTCCTCGCCTGCCTGCCTCTTCCAATGCGTTTCGCTCCGCATGAACGGCTATACAGTCGCCGTATGTGCCCCCTGGGGGCCGCTCTGAGTAGTCCAGCCTGCCACGAGGGCATGCACCCGCTGTAAGGCACCCAGGGGCCCCCGAGGGGGCCCCGTTGTATCCAGTAGCCATGATGCGGTTGTCCTTGACCAGGACTGCGCCAACTTCTGATCTAGTGCAGTCGGCTCTAGCCGCTACGGCCCTTGCTACGCCGATAAAGTACGCGTCCCAACCTATACGGCTAATGGTTAGCCCTCCCCCTCACCTTCGCCACCGCCACCGCCACCGCCTCCACCTGCCGCTTGATGCTGCGCGTCGGTGGAATTCATGCAGTCTTCAATGGGCCACGAATATTGCATGCCGCAAATCGTGCACTCGTAATAGGTGGAAACCTTTTCCACGATAGCCATTTAGCTAACCTCCAATTGGTTGGGTTGTGTCGTAATCTTGGAAACACCCAGGGGCGATATCCTTTAGCTGGGCAAGGATGTTTCCGGCGAACTCTCTAATCTCCGCGTCTGCCGCTACATGCCAACGCTTATTGAGGAAATCGCGCCATGCACGCATGTTGCCGGTAACGACAATGCGGGTTTCTGTCCCTCCGGGGAGGACCGCCCTAGCGGCCTCCCGTGCTTCCTTGCGCTTAAGGCCGGAAGCCTTGAGCCGGTTTACCGTCGCCTCATAGTCCCTTAGAGGCGCCCACGGCAGGGGGGCTGTTTCGCCACCCCCATACTCCCCTCGTAGGGCCGGAGGGATAACCATTCGGGAGTGTTCCATGTCGACGTAACGCTGTGACATTTCCGAATAGGACAAGTGCCGGTGTCGGATTAGCTCATGCGTCATGTTCCGGCTAACCCCTGTCACGTAGAACGTGGCCGAGGAATGCTCCAGAACACTGTAATGGCCCTGGTCAAGAATGTTCTTTAGGTAGCCCATCTCTGTTGCCGTAGCCGGATTAGGCTTATGCCAAGACTGATAGCAGGCACGGCCCCCGAATACGGGGACCGAATCACAGCCGTTAGTTATGTCGTCTGCGCCAACACCGTTTTCCTGTATGTACCCTTCTGGGTCGTACAGTCCATCGGTAGCGTCCTCCATTGCATAGTAATTGGTTTCAGTCTTTGCGATTAGCGTTACACGCAAGTTCGTATTGCTCCTTATCGAAACAGCCGTTAGGGCATTCGTCGTACCATTCGGCAGAGAAAGAATCTCCGCTCAAAACGAGGTCCATTTCCGTCCATCCGCAAACGCAACAGAAACGAACCCCGTAGTGAGACAGATACTTAACCCGCCGATCCTTTATCGGATCGGACACGCTCCCGTTGCACACTCCAAATCGATAGCGTCAGAAACACTCTTGGCCTTTGCAGCCTCATACTCCTCACGAGTCATTCGCTCATAGGGAGACTGTGGGCGGGAGGAATCAACCATAATGGTTGTCCCCTTAAGCTTGGGCAGATACTTAATCAGCACTGCCTTAAGCTCATCTGCGGTAACACTGCCCTCCGGGATGTTTACCGTGTGGGAAATCGCGTTGTCCGCGTAATAGGTTTGGTACATGGCCTGAAACTTTATGGAGCTTTCCAGGCTGATTTGGTCCTGAGACTCGACAATATCGGGGTCAAGGCCCCGAGCCTCCATTTCCGCAATCAGAGTATCCTTAGTCGGAATGGTGACAACCTTAGTATTGGCCGCGTAAATGCAGTCCTCTACCTGATATCCGTCATCTTCGTATGCCTTGACTTGTGCCATCTGTTCAGGGTCCACCGCTGAAAAACGGATCCGTCGGAGAAAGTACCGGCCGTAAATCGCCTGATCACCTTCCGGCACCCCGGGAAGCTTCGCAATGGACCCCGTGGGGGCAACAGTCGTTACCTTGATAGGCTCCGGGATCCGAAGCTTAAAGGCATACTCGCGAGCCTCATCCCTCACCGTGTCGTAAAGCTCCTCCAGGTCGTAGCGGAAACGCCGATCACGGGGAGCGTGAGAGTACCGGATACCTCTAAGGTTCAAGTGACCCTGTACGCCAAAGTGACCGACTCCAATACGGCGTTCCCGCCGCATTACGGCTAGCTGCTCCTCATCCGTAAAGTCTCCGAACGTGGCACGGATAAGGAACCTGGTTACGAGCCGGTGAGCCTTTAGTAGGTTCTCATAGTCGACCTTACCGTCAGGCTTCACGAAAGCTTGCATATTCACGTGCCCAAGGCAACACGCCATCATCTGTGGCCCTGGAATCTCGCCACACGGGTTAGTGGCCTCTATCGGGTCCACCTCGCCCACCTGGGCTAGCGTCTGATTGAAGAAACCAGGTTCGCCGTTAACGAGCATACCGTTTACGGTTTCGTCCATAACGCGTGTAGCGTTCATCTGCCATTCTAGGCCCAGGTCACCGTTAATGGCCTGCATGAATTCCTGGTCCACAATGACGCTAATGTTCGTCGTCCAATGGCTCCCGCTGTCCTCCTTACAGCGGATAAAGTCGATAACGTCCGGATCCTTCCAATGTTTCATTGCCATTCGGGCGGAACGCCTTACGCCGCCACTAACAACACATTCCGCAATGGCGTGATCAATTTCCATAGCGTCCATGCCGGTAAGGGTTCCGTGGTACTTCCCCCGGCTGTTGAGGATGCCAGCAACGCTCTTAAGCATCTGCGCCAATGGAAGGGGACCGGAGGCCCTGCCGCCAAAGGCCTTCAGACGCGCCCCAGAGGGCCGCACACGGGACACGTCAAAGACTCGCGCCCGATGCATTAGGTTCCAATCGTGAGCGTCCTTAATCAGATGCTCTAGGGATGTACACCATCCCTCTCGGGAGTCCTCTACCTCGTAGGCCCCCACCCAATCGGGCGTATAGGTGGTGGACAGTAGACCGGCCTCCTTAAGGGCCGCATAGTCCTGATGTTCGGGGTCACACACAATGTGAATGTCTAGGACGTTTTCCACTTCCGGATAGCCGCTAAGGCGGTCATCTGAATAGTTGGCCCCTACGCCTCCACCTTCCATGAGGCGGAGGAATACGAAGGAGAAATGCCGTTCGGGCCGCTTAACGTCCCAGGGGGCAATGTGACAGTTAAAGAGGTACTGCCGTCCCTTAACGCCGGAGGCCCAAAGATGCCGTCCAGCGGGCAGGATCTTGAAGTCCCGCATAAAGGAAATGAGATCCTCCCGTTCCCCCGGCTCGATAGCGTCCGGGGGGACAAGTCCCAGGTTACCGTCAACGACGCGGGTAACCGTTTCGGGCCACGTTTCCTTAGTGCCGTCCGCCTTAGGGCGAGAGTAAGTCCTTTCGTAAACGGTCTGGCCCGTCGGGCCCCAATTGATTTCGTCGAGAATTGCCAGGCTAGTTATTGTTTAGCTCCTTACTTAGTCTTCTTATTGGTGGTGATGGCGACAAGTAGCATGTTGAAAAGCACGCCTGCCGCGTAGGCCTTAAGGAAGGAAAGGCCGAATACAATCATGATGAGGACTGCGAGGAATCCCAGCCAAAGGAACACTAGGCCCGTAATGAGGATAAAGACGATAGTAAACGCGATAGCGTTTACGATCTTACCGGGCTTTTCGTCCTTGACGGCCGGACCAGAAAGGTTCGGATTGTAAACCCAGTCGAAACGGCTGTCAGTGTTAGCAGTATTCTTCTTCAATGCTTTATCTCCCTACCGATTAGTGATTACTTGCGCCGTGCTGTTACTCATACGCTTACGGGCCCCGGGCCCGTCATGTGCATCGATAGCGATAAGCCGTTCATTGTTCATGAGGTCACGCAAACGCATTACCGCGCGGGAGTGCGCCCTAGACCATGTGGCAAGGGACTTGTCGTTACGCTTAGCGGCCTCCTGGGGGCCGTGCTCCCAGTCATCCCGGAGTGTGCTCGCTTGCGCCTCCGTGAGCCCCTGATAGGCCTTGTCAACGTCGATGAGGGCCGTAACCATGGACCGCCCGTCACGGGTCTTTTCACGCCCGTACGTGGCCGTAGGGCTAGCCTCTGCCCATGCGTCCCGGGGGAGGTAGTAGACCTCTAGGAGTACGGCTACCTCATCGGTTCCGTACATGTAATGGGGGGTGCCGTAAACGGCCCGGTAGCGCTCCTTAGCGCAATACTCGGTTGCATACTTTCGGAGATAGGCGCCAACCGCGCCGTTAAGGTTACCGGTCGTCTTTTCGAAAAAGTGCCGCTTTTCCACTAGCTTAAGGTTCAACTCGCCGTGCAAATCGTCGGCGTCAATGCCGGGCCAGTCACGCGCAAAGCTGCGCGCAACCGACCGAGCGAGGCTAACAAAGTCTTCCGGGTTGTAACTCATCATGCAGCCTTCCTAATCTTGCCATTTTCAAACCGCATCCCGTCATAGATGAACGATCCGTTATTAGCCATGAGGATTACTTGCGGCTGCACCCGATTACCGGAAACGTGCAGCATGCCAAACGCCATTTGCCAATTTGCGTAACCGGTACCCAGGTACGTGACCTTAGCCATATCGCTAATGTGGCCAATCTCCATACCGATTTTGGAGCGCATACGGCCCCCGTAACCGTGGGACGTCTGGACAAGTCCCGCCCTATGCGTGTGACCACACACCGCATTCTGGTCATACTTGACGGCCGCGTTATAGGCCGTGCCTCCGGCCGTTTGCGTCATCTTGATTTCGCGGTTATCGCCATGCGTGGAAACCCAACCGGGGGCAATCTTATGGATACTGTCCCGTACCTCAATACCAAACGAGGGGAGGTCCAAGAGGCGGTCATACTGCCATTCCGGCATCCCCGCTACGGCAGGCGCATACTTTTGAAGATATGCGCTAATGCGGATATCGTGGTTACCGAGGTGGAGGCCAAAGTAACCGTCATGCTTACTCCGCCAAAACTCTAGGACACGCTTACCCTTTTCCCGCTCCTCGTGAACACCCCCCGCAAACTCGTTAATGGTTCCCTTAGACCAGCGGGAGGGAGCGTCGAGATTCAGGAAGTCACCGGTATGGACAACACCCTTAGGCTTGACCTCTTCTAGGAGGGCGCCAATATTGGCAACCGCGCCCGTGTGATGTTCCGGCACGTGAGTGTCAGGAATAAGGACTACGGTATACGGGCTACTAGCATCGTGCTTCAATTACGCTCCTTCGAAAAAGTCGACCAAACCGGCGGCCTCATAGTAGGTGATTTCGTCATAGGCGATTTCGTCGCCGTGCTCATTGAGAATGGATACCGACTGGCTATCGCCAGAGCGAATAAAGCACAACTGGAAGCGGCCGACCGTAAGCGTTTCTTGGCATTCACGCATCATTAGCGGTGCTCCTAACCTTGGCAAGTCCCTCACGCGCTAGCCGGAGGCCCAGGGCGACGGCATCCCGGGGGGTGAGGAAAAATCCGATGTGGTGAGTCATGACCCCTGCGCCGTTGTGCTCGGAGGCCGTGACATAAACGGCGTCCGGGTCGTATCTGCTTTCCGCGACGGTAATGTAATCACTCCCGTCGCTTTCCTCGCAAGCAAATTCCTGCTTAGGGAAGTACATTAGACCTCCTTAAGGATCCGGGCACAGTAAACGTAACCCTCAATATCGTCTAGGTTATCCGCCTTATGGCTGCTCTTTTCGCGAGACACTTTCATTAGGATCATCATTAGGGCGACGTCCCGCTTAGTGACCTCCGTCCCGAGGTGGGCCGACCAAAGCTTTGCGATGCGGTTAAAGGACACGTCCGGATCCCCGTAAGTGTTCTGTCGCTCACCCTTTACCAGGGCCTCCCCCGCCGTTCGTGCAGCCTGCTTACGGGTCTGCGCACGGGGTGCAAGGTAAACGTATGTCGTCCAGCGGCCGGAAAGGCCCGGCTGATCGGGGAAGGTGACGTAATATTCTCGGGACATCGCGCCGTGCTCTCGAATGTCGGAGATAACCCCGGCATCCCCGGAGGGGACGTAAGTCACGTTGTCGAAAATCTGAAACTTAGACACCTATTAGCTCCTTAAGTGCGTCGTAGCCGTTTTCCTGAACAAACGAGTTAACGTCGTGTCCCTCGGGAAGGAGGATTACGCGAGCGTTAGTGATGAGTGCGGCCAATGGCTCCGCAAACTTTTCCAGACCCGTTCCGCCATCATCGTTGTCCGCGTACACGTAAACCGCCTTATAGCCTCTGATCATGCGGGTAAATTCGGGCTTCCAACTAGTCGCGCCCGGGGCGCCTACCGTGGGAATTCCTGATAGATGCGAGGTAATCGCGTCTATTTCGCCCTCAGCAATGGCTAGGTATTCCTCGTTACGGAATAGGTCTGCCGTATTGAAGAGCCTTAGCTCATTACCCGCAGGGTTAAGGTACCGGGTCTTATGGACTGTTTTACAGTCGTGGTCCAAGAGGCATCGGAATTTCATTCCCACGACCCCATAGGGGGCCTCGTAGGGAATGGCTAGCATTCCTCGGTATTGTTCATGACCCGGCAACGGGTCGTCTACGACGCCTAGACGAAAGAATCGAGCGCTGTCCTGCCACAGGGGCCCGAACCTCTTCGTCAAGAACGCTTCTGCGGCGGCGTTTCCCTTTACCGCCTTGTTGTATCCCGCCGTAGCTTCCTCCAAGAATTCCTTCACAGAATTCGATGGCACTACCGAAATCGGTTATCCCCTCTCTCCACATGACCAGGGCGAAACTGTCGCCCCCGAAATCGCATGTATGACATTTGAAGGTGTTCAGGCCCGTATTTACGGACGCGCTAGCGCTACGGTCCTCGTGAAAGGGACACTTAACCGGGGCCCATGAGCCCCGGTCTATGACGTGTTCGGCGTCGTAGTGCTCTAGCAATTCCTTAATGGACGGCTTATCTACCGGATCCATTAGTCCCCCATGTAACGCCCCTCTTGGGCCGTCTCGCTGGTCCAGGAGGAGGAGTAGTCCTCGGGATAATCGCGCATCATCTGACGCGTGTAACGCTCCCAATCCTCGGGATCGTTAGTCGTGCCGAATCGGGCACGGTCGATACGCGCCTGTCGCTTACTGGCCTTAGTCGTGTTGCCGTTGTGTCGGGGCATGCCTAGTTCTCCTCGTACGAGTAGGTGAGGGAATCCCAATCGAGCCGGATAAGCGGATCGTCGTCGGTACCGATAGAGTCCTGTACCTCATAGATGAAAGCCTTAAGGGCGTCCAGGGAGATAACGTTCCCTCCCGTTTCCTCGTTAAGCTTGCCCTTAAGCGAAATGCCGTACGTGATTCCCTTAGCCATTAGGCATGTCCTCCTGTTTGTCGAATGTGTACCGGCGCCCTAGCGCCTTATCGGCCGGATAGTTCTCTAGATAGTCCGCAGCACGCCTTAGGACGTCTGGCCTATCTCTCGCCCCACGGGCAAGCAATTGCCCGTTACAGCGGGCACACAAAAGGCCCCTGATCGCTTCCGTCTTGTGGCAGTGATCAACGGCCAAATTGGTGCGGCGTGGCTCTAGGCAGATAGCACAAACCCCGCCCTGATGTTCGAAAAGGGTTCGGTAATCCTCGTTTGTGAGGCCGTACGTTTTGAGTAGCCGCGCATTGCGGCTAGAGGCACGCTGCCCGCCCTTACGGCAGGCAGCGCACATCTTCCCCCTAGTCCCCTTGAAGAACCGTTCAGCGCGGTTCCTATGGCACTTGACGCACTCCCTGTAGCCTTTGCGGGCCGTCAGATGCCACCACCCTTGAGGAAGTCAGCAAAGCCACCAGAGGGGGCCGAGGAGCGACGGCCGGAGCGTCCGTCCATGAGGCCGGTAAGCGTCTGCTTGAGGGCCGCAAGAGCGATCGCGGCGGCAGCCTCCTTCTTGAGGTTCCACGTGACGGTGCCGTCACCGTTGTCGACCACACGGGGAACCTCCTCGCCCTTGACGAGAATGTTCACAATCGGGTCCTTAAGCGTGCTCTCAGTCATGTTTTCTCCTTTATCCGATCTGCATGTATTCGAGATTAGCAGGAAGAGTAATGAACCATTGCCCAGAAGGGTCAGCTTTTCCGCCGCGATTCTTTACCACTGACACGTTAAGTTTTAGATTCTCGAAATCCGAGCTACCCTCTTTATGGAGGGTTAGGATCATTGCCGGAATCTTGGATACCTTGCCCAGTAGGGAAGACATTGGGGCAGGCTTTATACCGTCGTCGTATTCGCCGGTAAGGTGGTGGAGGGCGACTACCGCCGCGCCCGTTTTACGGGCTAGTTCGTGCAGGTAATCGATAATCTCACTGTAGCGGTTGTTTTCGTTTTCGGATTCCGTCCAGACGTTTTTGATATTGTCCACGATTACCATCTGTGGCCAGCATCCATACGTATATCCGAAAGCCCTGATATCCATATCCAACGTGTCAAGCGTTGGTGCTGCGTCGAATTCCCAGCGTAGGTAATCAAGGTTATTTATTTGTGTATCGTAGTGAACCGATTTGCCTGCGTCCATATCTTTTTCAACCGCCCATACGGGGGTTTCTGTAAGCATGGCACCCAATCGCGTGTATTGGGTAAAGGCGTCGGAGTCGGCGGAAAAATATAGGGTGGGTACCTCTGCCCTTGAGGCCACGGTGAGCGTAAACGCTGACTTTCCGGTGCCGGATCCTGCCGCGATTAGCGTTAGCTGTCCGCGCCGGATATGCACCCCCGCCTTTTCAAGGGCGGGGAATGCGGTTGGTAGAGGCTCACCCGCTTTGCCTGCCAATTGGCGGGCACGTACGAGGGTAAGCAATCAACCTACTTCCGTGCACACACCCAGGGGGTGTGCATTCTTGGGTAAAAAAAAGACCGGTTACCCGGCCTTAGCGAACCTAGCACATTCACCCTGCTTGTAATTCTGGGGGCAGTCAAAGCCAAACCACGGCTTGTTAGTCTTCTGGGAAATGCCGCTCACATAGTTCTTTTCACCGTGTCGGCATTCGGTCGCAAGATCATGGTTCGCCGGAGGGCCGCTAGGGGCCGCTCCGCCTCCACCTCCACCCTGATTACCGCCTCCACCACCATAGGAGCGACCACCGCCGTTCCCGCCGTTAGACGACCCGTAAGAGCGTCCATTGCCCTTAACCTCCGTCGCTCCAAGCTCACGCTTAAGCAACTCGATAGCCGCAAACTCGTTATGGAGGTTACCGACGCTTTCGGTAAGGCGTACCCGCTGCGCCTCCTGGATCATCGCATCCGCATGGTCCGCGTCCGTGGCGTGAATGACGATCCACGGAGCATCGTAACCGGGGCCAGCCTTAACCGTAACCGTGATACCGCTATTAAAGGCTACCTCGGGACGTCCGTTTTCGTTATCCAATTTAGTTCCTTTCCTTGGCTGAACAGTACTTCCATACACTACATATCCGGCATTGATCCCCGACATTAGGGATGAATGATTCGGATTCTATGCCACGGTTTAGGCCGTCAAACCATGCCTTTAGCCGTTCCGGAGTGTAACGGGTGAGATCAGTCGGGCCAACCTCTTTATCGTCCTTAAGCATAAGGAATGACCCGTCGTTAATCTCTACCCCATAAGACTCAATAATTGCAAGGCGGTAAACGCCTAGCTGAAAGTCCCATGCGGGAATTTTCGTTCCCGATTTCAGGTCGACGATCCTTAGACTGCCGTCCGGGTATTCTCTGATTTGGTCGATATACCCAACTACCTCAATGGTACCGAGGAAGATTTTAAAGGGCAACTCTATTGCGGGCTCATAGTCGGGGGTTTCCCAAATGGTCCACCCCTCGTTTAGAGCGTTATGGATGTAACGCTCTAGTTGCTCGACCCCTCGGCCGAATCTACGGCTAAGGTCCACGCTGCCCTTAGTGCGAGGATTGCCAGTCATCCATTTATCAGTGTCTGGCTCATCCTTTAGCATGCGGGAAAGGTGAAGGCGCCATGCCGACTCGTAAACGTCGGTGGCGCCCGCCATGTCCATTGTTCTGTTAGAGCGTTCCCATGCCTCTATTGCCTCATGTACCGCAAGACCCTGTAGCGTCCAACCGGCGGGGGTCTGTGGCACCTTATCGAGACGCTCTAGCCGGTAACGCTCGGAGCATCCAGAGTAGGCGAGGAATTGGGATACGCTTTTATGCGCTACGATATATGGCCTCCTTTTTCACTCGCGGCCCCGGGGAGGCCGTAGAAGTCGGGGATAGCGTGCTCGTGCGGAACGTCCTCTTTGCTTCGTACGTGGGGAAAGTACCGGGCGATGTATTCAGTCGGAACATTCCATTCGTACCACAACCTGTCGCCTCGAACATCCTCGATTACCGGTTCCCCGAAAAGGGCCTCATTGCCCTTTAGGGTTTGGCCAGCCAGGGACCAGTCACAGTCTTCCCCCAGGGCTACGTAAAGGCGCTTATGGTCTGTATCGAAACCGACTTCTACTTTGGCGTCAAAGTCAATTCTTACAGTCCGGTAGACCCTTCCGCTAGGGTCATCCATCATGGCAGAGCATCCGCCCGCAGCGTGCGACACTTTGCGTTTTTCCTGTCTGTAGGGGCCCTAAAACCCTCTGATGTAAAGCGCTTACCGGGGGTTAACCCCCTTCTTACCCTCGGTGCGTATGGAAAGCGTATGCTTCACATACCCGCAGGTCAAGCGCTATCTTCACACATTTCCTTCACACTCAATAAAGAGTTGGTAACGCGTTCAACCATCGTTCGGCATTGTCGACCAATTTGCCTGTAGGGCAAAAGAAAGGGGCCACACCGGCCGGTTTGCCGGGGACCCCGTTAAGCAGTGTTGCAAAGGCTAGTCCTCTTGGACCACCCAGAAATCACGGTCACGCTGGCCGCGCTTACGCCAGTAATAGCCGTATTCTGGGTCGTACACAACGACGAGATTAAGGGACTTTGTCTTAAAGCGGTCAAGTTCCCTCTGTCGTTTGTCACTAATACGCATGCCCGACGCTTCCTCCGCAAGTGTGCGGAGCATAATGTGCTCCCGATCACCAAAGTGTTCAGGGTCGACATTTTCGGGCGTGTAATCCTCGTAAGGCACCGCGCTTAGGGCTGATAGGTCCGCCCTCCGCAAGCGGGAAGCAATGGTGTTTTTGCTTACTCCCAGATATGCGGCGGCCTCCGCATATGTACGAACCTGCTGTCCCGCATTGTCGTACACAGCCTTAATCGTGGCCTCAATTTCCGGGTTGGGATGAGGCTTACGGCTGAGGGGGGAAGACATGAAATTATCCTAGGTCTCTAACTGTGCGGTGAGTTTCGGTGACATTCGTCGTTGTGCTCCTCCGGTGTTGTATTCACACCGTAGCACACACCCCAGGTGTGTGCGTAACCCTTTCTCGTGTGGCGTGGATCACGCGGTGAGGAGTACAACCTTTCGGGGATCATCGCTCTGTTACGGACACACTAGCGGGGTGTTCGGTCGTCTCGCAAATACTGAGAAAGATTCACGTTCGGCTCAAGTTCCAGGCGCCGCAAGGGGTCAACCCGCGTAGAGACGTGTCCCGGGACAGTAAGCGGCTCCCTGCCCGGAAGCGTTACGCCCTGCCCCCTGGGGCCCCTCTGGCCCCTAGACGCACTGGGAGGGCCCCGGGGCCCTCTACGGGTCTCCCAGGGCCCTCCAGGGCCTCCGTGCTGCCTAGTTCGTGAGTAGGGCGAACGGCAGTCCACGCGCTGTTGCTAGGTCGGTCCCCTTACTCCACTTCCCGAACGGCCTTGTTGAAGGCTGTTTGTCTGCTGCGGTGTCGGTGCCTACCAACCGGAGGTCCCCAACTAGCTCACCCCTGATGATCAGAGGCGGCAGGTAGCGGACGGGAGGCATGGGCGCACCCGGTCGGCGCATGTTCAGCACCTTCACCAACTGCGGCCACACTTCGGCCCCCCAGAGCTGTTCTTGCCTCTTCTTGAGCGTCTGCATGGTCCCGTACTCCTCCGGGACCTCCGAGAACGCACAGTTGTGCCGCAGCCTGTACAACACCCCGTTGATCTGCACCCGCAGGGGCGTACCAGACCGCACGAACGGCATGCGTCGCCCAAGGGACTCCCGGAGGAACGCCTCAACGTCCGGCCACTCATCCTCGCTCACATAGTCCGGGACTAGCTCCCCCGTTTCCTCGTGCCAGGAAGACATCTTGCACGGAGTGCCCGGACGGTTCCCCTTAAGGGTCCCCGCAAGCTCAACCCTAATCTTGAAGATCTCCATAACCTCCGCCATTTCGGAGAGAGAGATTTCCCGGATTTTGGCTTGCGCCGACTCCACCACGGCCATAACCGAGTTAACGCGAGCCTCCACCTCCTCGTGTTCCTTAAGGATTTCCTCGGCCTCCCGCAGCAACTCCCGTTCCCCCATAAGGTCGGTATTCAGCCTGTCGAGTGCAGCCGCTTTAATGTTTTCGGTAATGCCGGTCATGGTGGCAAGGTTTACCGTTGCCGTGACTAGGTCAGTTTCAATCCTTTCGACGCTCCTAGTGAGGGCGTCGACGCGCTTCCGCTTATCTTTGATGTCCCCGGGAATCTTCTTAACCCAGTCTTGGGCGATCCTCTCTAGTTGCTCCCTGTCGTTAATCGTCTCGGAAATCTTCCCCCAGACGGCGTTATCAATATCGTCCGCAACGATGGGCAGATCGTTGCACGGCTTACCCGCACGGTTAAGGCAGTGATAAAACCTCTGCCCGTTAGTGCGGTCAAACCTTCCTGTGTAGTGTCCACACCCGCTCACGATGCGGGTAGAAAGGGGGTAATCCTGAAAGGACGTCTTAGGACGGGAGCGCAGCTTAAATCGAGCGAGCAGCGCGTTATGCCGCTTCTTGGAAAGAATCTTGGGGAGCTTAATGGTGATGCTGTCCCCGTAAAGGGGAGTCCCATCAATGTTCATCTTTACCTTGTTCCCCGACTTATCGGGATTACGGTAAATGAACTCCCCCCGAACGGTAGCGCTCTTAAGGCGCGCCGTAAGGTTAGGCCCGGTCCACTGTGCGCCCGTACGGGTGCGGTAACCAAGGGAATTCAGTTCCCGTGCCGCATCCTCGGCAGTCATGCCCTGATCTAGAATTAGTTCAGTGGCAGTCTTGATTACCTTGGCTTCCTTCTTATTGACGACAGCCATACGCTTTTTGCGGGGGCCTACCGACTTGTGCCCGTAAGCGGGAGTGCCGCTAGGCCAGCGGCCCTCAAGTGCTGCGGTATTCCGACCGCTAACCGTCCGGTCCCGAATAAGGTCCCATTCGGCCTCTGCCATCATGGCATAAAATTGCAATTGCTGTTTGCCGAATTTGGTACTGGAGTCAATATTCTGGGTTACGGAGACAAAGGAAATTCCCAAATCTTCCATTGCCCAAATCCAGGACCAGAACGCACGACCCGTACGGCCAATGCGGTCAAACTTGTGGACTACGATTACGTCAATGAGGCCCGCCCGCGCGGCCTCTTCCAGGCGCAGCATTGCGGGACGGTCGATAACGGATCCGGAAACGCCCTCATCAATAAAGATGAGTTCCTTAGGGAGAATCCAGCCCTTTTTCCCCGCTATATGTGCTTCCCCAGCCTGGATTTGGACTTTGATTCCGTATCCGTCGACTTGTTCGGCGGTCGAGACACGGGCCATAAGGGCCGCGCGTGTGGTCCTAACCGGACCTTGGAACGTGCCCGTAAGGGGCGGTGTGCCCGGGGCCGTTTCGCCGCGCGCAAGCAGACCTGTACTATTACCCATGTCAGTCCCTCCAGACTGGCCATCCCGCAAAGCGTTGGCGCGCTGTTGCGGAACGGGACCCCGGTAGGCCTAGCCTGCCGGGGTTTCCTGTGTTGATCGCAACGTATCATGCGCGCCGCGCGCTTGCGGAGGGGTGAACAAGATTTCCAAAAGGCGCCTATAGCCGGATTCGTTATTTCCGCTACTTTCGGTCCAGATCATTTGCGTCTGTCCGGATTGATCATTTCTGGGGTGATCTATACTGTTTGCCTCCTGATCTTGCTATCGGCCCAGGTGGCCCGTACTCTGTTCGCACGTCCTTTAGGTGGGCCTCCGGCCCCCTTTCCGCTGGGGCGTAACGGCCCTCCAGGGGCCCTAACCTCTCCGGAGGCCCTGGGGGGCCTTACTCATGCCGCCATTGGGCCAGCCAGGCCCGCTCCTCCTTCCGGCGCATCCTCTTGCGCCATCTCCGTCGGTCACGACTAGTCGACTCGTGGTCATGACCAGGGCAGCACGGATAGTGTCCGGCAAGCACACCCCGTGTCCGGGGTGACATGAGCATTCCGCCCCTACG